TCATATAGTAATATCATCCCACTCACTACCACGGCTATCTTGATACTTAGCGGTCATCTGTGCTGATTTGTGGCCTAATAAATGTTGGGCGAACTCGCCACCTTTGGCGTCAGTATACAGTCTTGCGGATAAACTTCTTATCTCATGAAAAGATGGCGGTGTTCCTTTCCATTGAAGTCCAGACTTCAGGCGCGCATTCATAAACCCCTCTGTCATAGTCCTCTCAGCTACAAATCCCCCTCTATTTGTTGAAAGTACAAAATCTGTATTACCAAACAGCGATTTGCATTTATCGATCACTGATCGCAAATCGATACCGTTGATGCTTATTGATAAAGGTATTGATAATTTTGCTTGTGTCTTCCTCTGTATTATCCATAATTTATCATCGTGAATATCTTCCCATTTCAGTTTGCATATATCACCAAGTCGCTGCCCGGTTATAAGTGCTAAGTCCATACTTAGCCCAGCCCACGGAGGTAGCTCATTGGCTGAATATCTGATTATTTTATAGTTTTCTAATGTCAGTCTGGATCGCATGACTTCAACCTTTGGGGTTCTTGTTGCTTCGACCGGGTTAGCATTAATATGACCTTCGGAGATTGCCTCTCGAAATAGGTCAAGCAATGCACCCCGCATTAATTTTGCACTGGCAGACTTGCCTTGATTTACTTGAGTGTTAATAAATCCAGCAATATCTTTTGTTGTTATGCTGGCTAAACTGGAATTATTGAATGATGTTCTAAAAATACCTATCCAGCTTTTATAATTTACAAGTGTGCTTTTCTTTAATCCCCTGGTATTAACAATTTCATAATAGCGATCTAGCCATTCATGAAATGTCATTGTGTTTTCAGCGTTTATTCGATCAACTAGTTTTATTATGTCCGGGTATATTAATTGCATATTTGCTTCTACGGCTTGATTGATAGCCTCGCGTTTATCAATGCCAACCCCGTACTCCTTACCCGTCCTTGGGTCTCGGTAGCAGTAATAGCCGTTATTTCTTACGTATAAGTTTGGCGGTAGCCCGCGATTGGCGTGATTGCGTGGTCGGCCCATTAACTCTCTCCATGAGGCTTACTATGTTTATTTTCTGGGAGTTGCGGGGATCATGCTTTACGGCCGCAGAATCTATCAGGTACTCATATCCGTCAAACTCCGGTGCAGGGTAAAGCATGCCAGCGCGCGCCCAGCGCCTCACTGTTTCCATGCATCGTTTTCGTGGCTGTTGCTCATTCCATTCTTTGAGACTGATTTTCAATGAGTTGGGTTGAGCCTTATGGAGGGCGGCTATTTTTTTTTGCGTCGTGTTGTTTCTCATGGTCTTGCCTCTGTATTATTCGTGCGATTGCTCTGTCGGTCTCAGAACATGCCCACTGTATATCTTGGTCGGTGAGTTGCTGTTTGCGTGCGCTGGCTGATAACTTGCCAATCTTAATATCGAAGTCGGTCAATAGGCGTTTGCCCGGCTGCCATGGCTGCATGGTGGTTTTCCCTAGTGTTGGTTTACCACCATGCTAGCGGGGCCGTCTCATTATTTCTGATTAAGCAAAATCAACTTTTCAGTAACTTCCTGTGGTGGGGTGCCGCTAATACGAACATCTACCGGAAAATCGTAGTTAACATCACAGCGGCGATCAGTGTGGATAGTTCCTGTTCGCCCGTCTGGAAGTGTTATATACGCCAGCTCGTGCCGCTTTTGTGTCTTTCTTAGCATTGGTCTTGCCTCAATAATGCCCCGTTGGTCCGGGGCTGAATAAATTAACGAACCTGCAAAGATCTTGGTCCAATTTCAATGCGCGCACCTGGTATTGGGTTTTTAAACACCTCGCTTATCTCTTTACCTTCCTCAAGTGCTTTGGCTTCAGCCTCTTCCATTGCCTTTTTAATGGCGCTCTTGATTTCATCAGCTTTAGGGGTATAGATAATTTGGCTGGCGACATCGACATACTCATCAGGTAATGATTCCACATTTTCGACCACTAACTTCTCCCGCCCTTTAACAGCCGTAAACGTGTTTTGCGTCGTTTTTAACCCCTTCATTTCAGCCATGACAAGGCACTGAAGCATATAGTCGCGTAATTGCCCGGCGCTTGTTTGATAGCTTTTTTTGCGCCCGGCTAGGCGCTTTGATTCTTTGTCGCAAATTTCAGCCTGCCCCTCGATATGACGAACAGCGGCCATAGCCGAATCCAGCTTATCCCCCAACGAACCCTCGATCGCTTCCAATGTATCTGCGATCATTTCGGGGGTTAAGTCGTCAGATGTTTCCACAAATTCAAGAAACTTTTTACGGTCGAAAGCTAAATCTATAGTGCGTACATTCATGATGTTTTCTCCGCAGTATTTTCAAATTTGATCAGGCATTCAGCTTTAATTTCATTCAGCCGGCGCAAGCGGCCAGTCAAATATTTCTCATATTCTTTATCACCAATAGCCTTGGCATTTTTAATGTGAGCATCCATCACGCGAGTTAACGTTGAGCAAATTTTATTGACTTCATTTACTGTCACAGCGGAGCGCATTGTTTCGGTATTGGCTTTAAATTTATCATCCAGCTCTTCGCGTAAACGGACTGAATCCTCTGCTTTATTGCTAGCGTTTATAATGCTGAACTCGAGGCTGTTATCAGCGTTATATTCAGCATCATCAAACATACCCATGAATACATCAGCACTGAAACCAAGCTGTGCTAATGCCTTGGTAGTGGCATCGGTCAGGCTTTTCTTGCTGATCTCATCATCACAAGTAAACCCATATGTGCTTTGATAAATATGTTTTGTATGGCCGAATGCTGTGAACCTTCCCCGCATTTCCCCGAGGCGGTACCACAATTCAATTCGCATGGTGTGGTTCGATGTACGGAGGATCATTCCGTCACCGTCACGCATTGGTTTACGTCCAATTTCGCGGTTATTACTGTCGAGGATTGCTTCCATAAATGGGATGCCGGGTACAAAATCTTCGCTGATAATATCCACTCCCCAACCACTGCCGAAAGGCCCAAAAATTTCGGTTGCTCTCATCGCTTGATAAGTTGGGTTGATGCTGGTCACAGAGCGAATGATTTTGCCGTTCTTTTCTGTATCTTTGCGCTTTGTTCTCGCCGGGTCAGTGCGTTGTACTAATTTCCAAATACATAAATTATCTTGAGAGGCTTTTGATAGTTTCGAAATGTCATTATCAATTTGGGATGCTCGTTGTTGGAACGTATCTGTATTGACCTCAACTGTTGCCGCTTCGGTTGGCTGCGTTATTTCGGCGGCTATTTCTGATTGTGCTGGTTTCTCATCAGTTGAGGCGTAAACGCTGTAGCCCAACTGATCCAATGTCTCTTTAGCCTGCTGAGCGACATTATCAGTGATAGGTTCCTGTGCAGGATTTTCCTGTTCTGTTGCAATGATTGGCGGTTTTGTTTCAGTTTCTAGCTCAGAATTGGCAACCAGAGCCAGTTTGGTTTCACTGTTTGCCGCTGGTTGTGGTTCACCACCGACTAGACCGTCAATTGAGAACTTACCGTCACCCAAATTTTTAACTGCAGGTTGCGGCCCCTTGACAGCGAGACACTGTGAGATAAATTCTTTTCTAGCTGCGGCGTCCGTCAGGAAGATAGGTTTCTCTTTGCCCGCACGGACAACTTCAAAGATAGTTTCGCGTGGAATAGATAACGCATTATTGCGAACGCGAAATTCTGTGGACCATTTGCGCCATGCTTCGTCGTTACCATCCATAAGCTCTTTTGCTTGCTTCATTTCTGCTGAGTGTATTTCCCAGCAGTTAAAATCAGCAGGCACCAATGCGAGAGCAACTTCGAGATCAAGCGTTTTATATGTGTGCTCAAAGCTACGTTTAATTGACGAATTAAGATCAGGTGTATTTATATGAGTAACTTTTTTTGTCCCGGTTAACTCGTCACGATTGCTGGGTTCATTAACCCATTTTTCAGCAAAGTTACGCACATCCCTGAACCCAGGTATTTTGGGGAATTTCTTATTTATGGCATCAATAAGTTTTTTAATTGACTGCGGATACATCGCACCAATTGCAGGAATACAGGTGAGTGCCATGTATATCGAACTTATTTCTGGTTCAGCGTCGTCGTCATTAATTAAGTCATACACAAGTGATAGCTCATGTGAATCAATGTCACGCGCACCGTACAATATTACGCTCCCAACTTTGGCTCCAATACCCAATTTGTTGAAGTCTACCGGAGTCGTAGCATTGTCCTCTCTTACCCCCTCGTTAGGCAGCGGGGCCGCATTAGGCGTCCATACTTTGCCATCAAAAGTATTATCCTGTGCGAACTGCTCATCGAATTGGCCGATGCGGCCACGCGGTTGGCCGACAGCATCCTCACAGATTTTCGGATCAGTAAAGTTATCACCGGCGGCGGGGTAGGCTTCCCACAATTTACCAATGGCCAGTGCAGATGCCATTTTCTTATTTATGGCCTCCAGCGCGATAACCAGTGGTATAGCCCCATTTTTGAGAGCCGCTTTTTTCGGCTCGAATAAACAAATAAATACAGTCATGTTGGTCTTGCCTCTTTGGTTTTCAAACGGTTTTTGGTCTTGATATATGGCTAATTAAAAAGGAATTTCGGTACAGTCAGATACGTTCGCTGGAGTGGTGTGCTCGATGCAGAGCAACGCCTGAATCTGATCATCAATAAGGGATAGTCTCCGATGCGACTCCGCCGCGATTTGTTCTTTCTGACTACGGAGTGAATCAACCTTTTTACTGATAATTTCAAAAGGGTCAGGCTCGTTAAACGTAATCGTAATTTCGCGAGTTTCGAGTAACACGCACTTTTCTGAGTAATGTGACATGTCACACGCATGGACAATAAAGCGGTCATCTTTCGTTCTTGAATATGGATTGGTGTGTATGTAGAGCGTGGCAGTTAACTGTAGTGCTGTCATAGCAACTCCTGATATACTGGTTTTAAGGTCGATGGCGTAAGCCGTTGGTCTTGCCTCTGTTAACGGGTTGGTCCCCGTTAGCTTCCCGGTTAACTTTGGTCGGTGACCCGGGGTAAAGAAGCCCACTTCGGTGGGTTTTTTTACATCTGTAATTTGGTGCCCATTACGCCGGGCCAGCGGGTCAGTTTTTGGTCTTGCCTCGCCACATTTTCTCGCTGTGGCTACGTTATAGGTTTGGGCTGCTGCGCCGTGGTAATCATGCCGAGCCTTGGCGCGGGGTTCTCCTCCAGTGCAACAGCCCAAATTCTGTTATTACCGTACTTTGACTACTTGATAATCCCGCCCAGTATTACGTGCGTAATCATCAGCTTCTTTGCGCGTTGGGTAAGTATTTCCGTTAGCCCAATGTCCAAAGTAGCGATATTGGATCTGGAATTTATCCGCTTGCTTTTTGGTTGCCTTCATAACATATCCCCGTGCCGTCTTCCCGGCTGCCAGAACGTACTAACCTAAACTTGCGAATCATCCGGTGTTTCGTATGCCACCGGCAGCTACTTCGTGGGCGTCCTGCCTGTTCGCATCGGCTGCTGTGCCGTGTTGATGAGGATAAATTACAAGTATTAATTGAATATATCAAGCGGTATTTGTAATTATATTTTGTATTAAATGACAAGATAAACTTGTAAATGCCGATTGTATTTATAGGTTCTGGAGGTTATTTGAGTAAAAAAAAGCCGATATTATATCGGCTTAGTACTTAGAAATGCGGGGAGTGTTAGGGTTAACCATGTCTCTTGTAAGCGCGAGATTGGCTTAATAGGACTTTACCAGTAACGAAGAATTGGTCTTGGTCACTTTCGTTGATAAACCATTCTCGATATTTTGCATTATCAGAAATAACGAGTAACTGATCTTTGAGCATTTGCAGTCTTTTAACATGAAGAGTCTGCCCATATACAAAGACATATATACCATCACCATCAAAGTAATTTATATGTGTATCAATAAAAATCTGATCACCAACTTCAATGGTTCCCTGCATGCTGTCGCCGTTGACTGTAATCATCTTTATTATTGAGCTCGGTCGTCCGCCAAAAAGATTTCTAGCCTCTTCACTCGTATACTCGATAGAGCGGATGGTTTCTACAAACTCTCCCTTAGTGATAATTCCAGGACCAGCACTAGCTTCAATATCAAGAAACTCAACTCGGTAAGTCTGACTGTGATTTGATGGTGGCCCCTTTATCTCGTGAGTAGCTGTTGAACCAGATTCTGTCCCGCTAGGGTCCTTCATTAAAAACCAGTGTTCAGGATATCCAGAAACAGCCGAAAGCGCCGCTAGGCTTTTGCCACGCGGTGATGTTTTCCCACTGACCCAGAACTGAACCGACTGAGGAGTAACGCTAAGTCGGCGAGCTAAGTCGGATTGATTCCAACCTTTTTCCGCCAGTAACTGGGATATACGTGTTGCTGAAGTCATATTTTTACTTTTTTCCATACAGAAGATACTACAAGTATTCCTTGTAGCTTTCATTTCAAGAAAAACTTGATTAATATGATTTGAAATTGTAAGATTTGCTTGTAAACAACAAGGAGGAATCATGACACCTGAAACTAAGCAAAAAATTACCAATATCGCCAATCAATCAGAAATTGCACGTCGTGTTGAGGAAAAACCTCAAACGGTAAATCTCTGGTTTAAAAACGGTGTACCCCCAAAAAAAGTTTTTAAACTCTGTGCATGTCTTGGCTGGAAAGTTACACCGCATGAGATTGCTCCGGATATTTATCCGAATCCAAATGATGGATTGCCGGGTGAGACAGAAGCTTAACCAAACCCCACACACAAATCTGATTATCGATAATCAATTTTCGGCGACAGGAGACGCAACGTGGAACAACAAATCAAAGCCCTTAAAGCCGAAGTTCAGGCGTGGGCGTCAGAGCGGGGGCAGGAGCATGTAGCTATCGAGATCAGCAGAATGTTTTTCTTGCTCAATATCAACACAGGTTCAGTTCGTCTCACTCCCATTGAAAACGGGCAGGGCGGCGCTGATTGGAAATCTATCAACAACAACCGGCAGCAGTTATTTCGCTGGCTGCGCGGGGATTCAAAAGCATCAATGCGAAAGGTCTTGGAATTATCACCGGTACTTAAAGCTGCACTCCCGGCAGAGCGGCGGGCCAGAGTGAATGGCGAGACCGTTAATTATTTGGTTTCGATTGCCAGCAGAGAGTTTGCCGCAGCAATTAGCGCGGTTCTATTAGATGGCTGTGACATGTCACAAAGAATATCAGGCGCTGTTGCGGCACTTCACGCAATCAGACCACAACACCACCGGCTGACCACCGTCTAAAACAGAGGCAAGACCAATGCTTACATCTATCGACAAAATTACCTGGTGCAATGGGTTCAGGCTAAACGGCCAACCAGCAAGCATGGCTGACGTAGCGCCAATTTTTGCAGGGCGTCAGGTAGCCGCATATAGCGTGTGGGAACAGTACGAGCAGAAGAAAGAAGACCTGCGCCTGATGAACCTATCAGCTGACGATTATCAGTCTGCCTGTAGGCAAATAGCCGAAGCGCTGGGGATCTGACTATGAGTATGAATCTAATGGCTAAGGCCATGAGCATCAAAGTTGGCAACCCATTACGTAAATTGGTGCTGATAAAATTAGCTGATAATGCGAACGATCAGGGCGAGTGCTGGCCATCGGTTCCCTACATTGCTGAACAGTGTGAAATATCCGAACGCTCAGTACAGAATCATATCCAAAAACTGGTAAAAAATGGGTTGGTTAGGATTGAAGAGCGTAAATCTGAAAATGGCTTAAATCGCTCAAATGTTTATCACCTGCGCTTAAATTCCGCTGGTGCAAATGCTGCACCCCATGGCGAATCTCCTGCACCCTCTGGTGCAAATGGTGCACCGGTTAGTGGTGCAAATGCTGCACCCAGAACCAGTCACTCTTCTGAATCAGTCATAGATCCAAGTACACCCCTTACCCCTCAGGGGGAAACCGAAAATATTATCGCTGACGCTGAAAGGGCTTTGGTGTATTACAACCAACTCACTCACACTCGATGTGAAGATCCCGGACCCTTCGAAACCCTGCTGACGCCAACCAAGTCACGGAAAGCCTACGCGCTGGCTGATTTGCAGTTGGTGACCCACTGGGTGGTCAGCACATGGAAACCCCGCAATGGCAAGTACGCCAAGCCTGCGAATATCTGCCGCGTTAACCGGTTCGATGGTTACCTAGCCGATGCCCGTGCATGGTCTGAATCCGTTGGGCGGATTGATTGTGATGCGGTCGTTGCTGCGTACAACCGTGTATTCAGCGATGTTTTACCACTGGCTGAAATCGATCAAGACCGTAAGCATACTATCCGCGAATTACTCCAATACCTCAAAACCAAAGACCTTGAAGCGTTTCAGGGCTACTTCGAGGCGTTCCGCGAACAGGCACCGGTATTTTATTTCGGTGGTGATGATGGTACGCACTGGCGCGCCAATTTTGATTATTTGATGAAGCCGGATGTGTTGAGAAAAACCCGCGATGGTGCGCTATGAAACCTCAAGAGTTAGAAGCCGCAATTCTATCCGGCCTGCTGTACGGCGGCTCTACGCCAGATGCGCTGGAAGTGATTGCCACACTGCCAGAAGAAGCATTCAGCATCAGGATTTATCGTTCTGCCTACGCGGAAATTAGAAAACAGGCACTGACCAAGGGATTGATCGATGTCCTGTTCGTCAGTGAGGCGTTGGGCGGTAGTAGCCTGGCGACGTTATCTGAAATTGTCCGTATGCCGGGCAACGTGGCGAACCTGAAAGGATATGCAGCACACGCTCGTAAGACCTGGTACAGCCGAACCATGACCGGGCTATTTCAGACTGCGGCTGATGGTATCCGGGGAGCGAACAATCAGGAACAGCGAGATCAGGTGATACAGGGAGCGGTAACACAGCTAATTGATATGACGGCAGATAGCGGCGGCATCATTCCTGTACATCTGAACGACTTGTTGCCTGGCTACATGGATATGCTGGATAAACGCATGAATGGTGAAATTGAGTCAATGAACTTGCATACAGGCATTGACGAGCTGGATGCAATAACCGGCGGCTTTAACCCTCAGGATTTGGTTGTCATCGCCGGGCGTCCGGGAATGGGTAAGACTGAGTTTGCATTAAAGATTGTTGAGGGTGCCACACAGAACGGCGGCGGGGCGCTGATATTCAGTATGGAAATGGCTTCCCTACAGATGGTGGAGCGTTCCGTTGCCGGGGCCGGTAACTTGCCAGTGTCCAAATTGCGCGACCCTAAAACGTTATGTGATGAAGACTGGGCGCGTATTAACTCCGCGCTACAGGCATTGAATGGCCGTGATATTTGGATTGTTGATGCCAGCGAACTGACCATCGATCAGATACGGGCCATAGCGGAAACGCACAAGCGCCGGTTCCCCAAACTGAGAATGGTGATGGTTGACTATCTTGGCCTGATAACCAAGCCCAAGGCGGAGCGTAATGACCTATCGATCGGCATCATTTCACGTGGGCTAAAAACACTGGCTGGTCGGATAAATACCCCCGTTTTTGCCCTTAGTCAGTTATCGCGAAAAGTGGATGAGCGGCCACCGGGTAGCCGCAGGCCAATCAGTTCCGATCTCAGGGACTCAGGTTCAATCGAGCAGGACGCCGACAGCATCATCATGCTGTATCGAGAGGCGGTTTATAACGCTGATAGTCCGGCAGCAAGATTTGCCGAGGCAATCGTAACCAAAAACCGATTTGGCGAACCCGGCACCGTTTATCAGGAATTTAAAAACGGCCACTTTCTACCGGTGGATCAACTGGTTGCAAAGGAAGCCAGCCGAATGGCAAAAGAGGCATCAAGGCCACCAGCCAAAGAAAAGAGTTATTCAACATCTAAATTTTAATCGCGCCTGACCAGCGCTTGAACTAACCCAAAAAGAGGCAAGACCATGAAAAAACGTGAACTAACCATCCGTGAATTAGCCGGCTTAATGTTAAACAAATGTATGAATTACGGGCAGATAGCTACAGCGATCAGCCTTAATTATCCAGATTGTGAAATGCCTATTGAGACCCTGCGAATTCGCGTTCGGAGCATGGTTATGTCACCTCATGTTGATATAACCCGCCGTAATGGGCGCAAGACGACATACACGCTCAATAATATTACTGAGGAATTTATAAGGCTCTCTGAATCAAGAAATAAGCGTTGTTGTAAGCGAGAACCCAAGCGCATATCAACCAGACTCCCTTTTGATGAAAAGGAAAGGGTGTATTGCTTACGGATATCAATAATAGATCAATTGCTGCGTGACGTACGCTTGGCACATTAACCATGACCGGGCAATCGGATTATCTCCCGCCCGAACTCCCGTACAACATTTGCCTCTGGCCTCAGGAATACCAAGAAAAGCTAAATCTTGATTTGAGGGCCAGCGGCTTAGTCAAAAACCTGTACGAGCGCAGAACCAGCCGCGCCCACGTACTGGAAGCGATTGAACGGGTACCGGTGCATTATCGGGAATTTTTTAAACAGCGCTTAAATTACTGGCGCGACCGTAGAGACCACAGAGGCGAGACCAAATGAATATTTCAACCGATGGCATGATTGCTGCAATTCGTTCAGCAGCGAAAAGAGTAGAACCGCGTGAAAGTGAGGTGCTAAACAGCATCGCTGATCGCATAGCGGAGCTGGTGGCATCAGCTAATAAGAACCGGCGCACAGCAAAGCACTACGAGCGGGAATGTTTGGAGTGGCAGGGGGAATATAATGCAGCAGAAGAGAAGCTACTCAAGCATGTTATGCTGCTGGAACGATACTCGTTTGACTGTGGAGTATGCGCAGATCCAAATGGCGAGTGGCTAGAATTAAACGACGTTAAAGAAGCAATTTGCGCAGGATGGTGCTGAATGATCTGGCCTACCGAAGTTCAGCAATGCGCCTCGTCAGTCATTCCTGTACACGCGATGAGTGAGCCAGAGCAACAGCAGCTACTGGCCAAGATGAACCAAATGTTTTTAAATCGAGATAATCCGCAGCACATCCAACAGGCTGCTCATGCCTGGGCGCGGCGCAAAGAAATCACAGTTGCACGACCTGATTTGCAGGATGGTCTGGTTGTCGTTGGGTTCGCTGGTGGCGGTGGTAGTTGTGAAGGGATCAAGCAGGCATTGGGTTATGAACCGCACATTGCTATGAATCATAACCCTGTGGCGATGGCTATGCATGCCATCAACCATCCTCGGACGCTGCATTACCCTGAGGATATTTTCAGTGTTGATCCGCTCATATCAACGGGAGGTTTACCGGTATTACTGGGTTGGTTTAGTCCTGATTGCCGCCATTTCTCTAAGGCCAAGGGCGGAACGCCAGTCAAGAAAGAGATTCGTGGTCTGGCATGGGTGGTGTTGCGCTGGGCGCTAGCGGTGCGTCCTCGCTTTCTGATGCTGGAGAACGTCGAAGAATTTCGCGGCTGGGGGCCACTTTTGACGGATAGCGAAGGTAATCACCGACCCGACCCCGCCCGTAAGGGAGAAACGTTCAAAGCATTTATTGGCATGCTGAGTGCTGGGATTGATGCTAATCACCCCGCACTGGTCGAAGTGTGTGAATTCTTGAAGATAGATATCAATGGCCCTGAGGCGGCAAGGCTGATTTCAGGGCTGGGGTATAACGTGGAACATCGGGAACTGAAAGCCTGTGATTACGGCACACCCACCATCAGGAAGCGGCTGTTTGTAGTTGGGCGTTGTGATGGTGAGCCGGTTGTCTGGCCGGAGCCAAGCCACGGTGCGCCAAATTCTGCAGATGTGATTTCTGGTGTGTTGAAGCCATGGCGAACTGCAGCGGAGTGTATTGATTGGAGCCAGCCAACACGCTCTATTTTCGGTCGCAAAAAGGATTTGGCTGATAATACTTTGCGCCGTATCGTCAAAGGGTTACAACGATTTGTTATCGATAACCCTGACCCATTTATTGTGCGGCTGGGCCAAACCGGTTTCGGTGGTGACCGTCTGCAGTATCTAATAGACCAGCCGCTAACCACGATTACAAGCAAGGCCGAGCATTTGTTGCTGGAGCCATATGCAGTGAAGTGCAATCACACCAGCACCAAAAACAAATATGATTGCTTCCGTGGGCAGTCATTGCGGGAGCCGTTACAAACAATCACCAGAACTCACGGTTTTGCTATCGCTGCGCCGGTTGTTGTGCGTCAGTTTGGTAACAGCACGGCAAATGATATCAATACTCCACTGGGTACCGTTACGGCGGGTGGGGGCGGTAAAAGCCAGTTAGCCAGTGCAATACTGGCACCGCATATAACAAAATTCAGAACAGGTGCTATAGGCCAGCAATGTGATGAACCATTATCGACTATCACCGCCGGTACATCGGTTCGCCCTGGTGGTAACGGTCATGCAATGGGAATTGTTGCAGCCCATCTGGTAAAACATTACGGCGGCAATTATACCGGTGCCGGAATTGATGCTGATGAGCCATTGCATACCATCACCACCGTTGATCACCATGCGCTTTGTACATCTCACCTGGTGCAATTGCGGGGCACATGTCGCGATGGTAAACCCATCACTGAACCGGTACCGACTTTAACAGCCGGCGGTAATCATGTCGGGATGGTTAACGCGTTTCTAACCAAGTATTACGGTACCGGCGGCGCGGTGGATCTCTCAGAACCGATACACGCAGTGACGACCAAAGAGCGCTTTGGTTTGGTAGAAAACAATTTTGATGTAGAACCCCTGACCGACGAACAACGCTATAACGCCTGGAACTGCGCACGGCTGGTGGATCATTTCAGCGATTTACCGGGCGACTGGCATTTATTCCCCGCCCCACGACCACAATATCTATCTGTGGGCGAATACATCATCGTTGATATTTGTATGCGCATGCTGATTGCCCGTGAACTCTACAACGCCAGCGGGTTCCCACCAGATTACATTATTGACCGGGATATTGATGGCACCCTCTGGCCTAAGTCTGAGCAGGTGGCAAGGTGTGGTAATGCGGTACCGCCACCCTTTGCCGAGGCGTTGGTAAGGGCCAATATGCCAGAGCTGTGTATTTGGAGAATGGCAGCATGACAGACACCAAAGAGCGGGCTGCGGCTCGTAAACGCCTACAGCGGCAGAAAGAACGTGATAGTGGCAGCTATAAATTAATAGCGACGATAGACCAGCAAGAGAAAGAAATGCTACAACAAAACTGCGCTCTACGCCGCCCGCAACGTGAACCGTATGACATGGACGAATACATCACTATGCTGATCCGCAAAGATAACGCAGAGCTACAGTCGCAGCTCAAAGAGCAATCCGGGCGCAAGTGCGGGAAGTGTGGTGATGCTCTACCTGGTGATAGTCAGGGCTGCGCATTTATCGGTGAAAGTAAATGCTGGCAAACTCTTGGGTGGCATGAGACTAAATTAACGGTGTGACATGTCACATAATTAAAAGCTAACAAAATAGGATGTTGGCGGTTATTATTTTTAATATAACGAGAGTTATTACTGAATAAGTGTATTAATATAAAGTTAGTTGATATAATTAATTATCGGACTGAACACCCGATAACCTAAATATCGTGCTGCTGTGCCATACATCCGGGGGCGGAAATGGCACAGTATAGTTTTACTAAATCAACAGGTGGGATCTTAGTACCGGCCACGCCGGATGCTGAGGATTTCGTTAAAAATACCAAGCTGGGGACTATTGTCACTGGCGAATTTAAACGTGTGCGTAATGCGCCGTTTCATCGTAAATTTTTCTCGCTGCTCAACCTTGGCTTTGAATATTGGGAGCCAAAGGGCGGGGCGATATCACCATTCGAACTAAAATTCCTGCGTGGCTATGTAAGCCAACTTATTTCCTATGTGGGGAATGAGGGCGTACTTCATGAGATAGCTGACGATTATCTGGCGTTGGTAGCCGGTAAACGTGCTGCAAACTTATCTACTGCAAAATCATTTCATGCTTTCCGCCGTTGGGTGACTGTCGAATCTGGCCATTATGACCTGTTCGAATTACCGGACGGCTCAACGCTGCGTGAACCTCGCTCTATTTCATTCGCGAAAATGGACGAGCTGGAATTCAACGATTTATACAAATCAGTGCTGAATGTTCTGTGGACTTTCATTCTCAGTAAATCATTCAGTCATCCATCTGAGGCGGAGAACGCTGCCAGTCAATTAATGAGCTACGCGGCTTAGGGAGTGTCATGGCTAATTTACGCAAAGAGGCAAGGGGCCGTGAGTGCCAGATCCGTATTCCTGGGGTGTGCAATGGCAACCCTGAAACGGTGGTGCTCACTCATTATCGGCTGGCCGGTACTTGCGGTACTGGAATTAAACCCTCTGATGAGCAAGCAGCATGGGGATGCAGCATGTGCCATGACGAATGTGATCGCCGTACCCGCTTAATTGATGGCGACACTGCCCGTCTTTACCATGCCGAGGGTGTTATGCGCACACAGGCGGCATTGAGAAAGGAAGGCAAGATATGAACCAGGTGAAAAACAACTCAATGCAGCAACATCAAAAGCCAATACCTGATATTCAATATCTTTTAGAGCTTTGGGGAGCTTGGGCCGCTAGTGATAACAGTCAGGTAGATTGGCAGCCTATCGCCGCTGGGTTCAAAAGCCTCTTACCAAACACCAATAAATCGCGGCCTCAGTGTTGTGACGATGACGGCATTATGATTGATGGTTGTGTGGCACGGCTGAAAAAATATAAACCGGAAGAGTATGAGTTGGTGATTTTGCACTATGTTTTTGGTGTTTCACTCCGCATGATAGCCAAGAGGCGTAAATGTTCGGATGGGACAATCAGGAAAGAGATGCAGACGGCTCAGGGGTTTATTGGCGGGGTTCTTTTTATGCTATCTTCATGTGAGTTCAATTAAATTGCTTAGCCCATCACAAAACTGATGGGCTAAAAGAATTAATATGGCCTTTTTGAGTTTGAGCGAAAAACTTTTTTACTAATCTCAGCAGTGAATATATCCTCATCAAGGAATGTCAAGAGGGATTTTACTTCCTTCTTTGTACTTGGCATGGATATTTTCTCAATACCATTTTCATTGTATGTTTGTAGGTCAAAATTTACTTTATCTGCTGCAAGCTTGAGCGTATCAATATCATAATCATCAAGTATTCTTGATTTGTTAATTAGAGTTATTTTTGTTCTTATCACTGTGTCTGCAATTATATTCATATCAAAACCTTCCGTAATCTTAAATGCTTCATGAGCACAGAAGTCAGTTAAATCTTTGTTTGTTGCTTCAGAGAAATAAATATCCATATCAAATATACTTCGCAGTTTTTGTAGACTTTTGAACTTTATTTTATTTCCATGAATGGTAGCAACTAACTTCTCATCAATATTGAATCCTACAGAAGATGACATTGTGAAGACATTATCACTCAACCACAACGATTTTGACACATCGAGAATTTGACTTTTATTAAATGTTTGAAGTGCTATTTTATTAATGTTTTTGGTGTTTTCGACAGCAACAAATAATGCCTTAATATGCTCCATTGGAACAGTTTTCGGGTCCCACACTGGCACAGCGGTACTTCTTTTTATTGCATCAATTAGTTCATTTGATTCGGTAAAACCCTCTAAATAAAAACATTCACTAAAGCTAGGTTTATACCCTGCGAAAAATGAAACCTCAGTATCATGATGTAATTCAAATTTTGCATATTGCTCGTTAAACATCTTAACCAATGTATGGTCAGTGTCTTTATCAGTCTCAATTCTCATTATGCGGCTAGCTGTATTTCTATCCATGACTGCAAATAAGGGCATTGTCATCACCTATTTAATATGTAAGTACGTATAATCGGTAAGTTTAATTACTTTAAATTCTCTGTCTCGAACATCCGTTATTACCTCTTCGGATATAAGAACAAAACCTACGCCAGTATCATCTTCTGCTTCATAAAACTTATATCCAAGCGTTGATAGTAAAGGGTTGAAATTATAATTTTCAGAAAAACTCATATAAAATAATAAAGATATGTAGAAAAATAGAGCATATTTCCAGTCACTAGATATAGACTCGACGCCAAGTAGTGGAAATAGGTAACTCAAGAAATAGTTTGTGACTTCTTTATTTGCTGGTGAAATTGAATCTATATTTTTATTGAGTTCAACAAGGTTTTTTTTTGCAAATTTAATGAAAAAAATACAGGATGACCAGCTTAATAAGCAAATCGTCACTGATGAGTAAACCAGCCACTGCGCATCTTTCACTAGTCCGATGAAAGCTAACGTGATGCACACAGGAGCAATAGAGCTAGCTGTTAATAATAGCCGTGCAAATTTGTTCATGCCAGTAAGCCTCTTTTAATGTACTGTTTTTTTATACAGTACACCTTGAGCGGGAGTAAACCAACGGCTAATTTTAGCATTCCATGCTCTACAGCTTTAAACATAAAAATATCTTATTAATAAGGACTATACAAAAATACTAACGCGTACGCAAAAATGATTGTATTGTGATAAGGGTAGTTACTTAGTCACGTAGCTTACACAATTCAAAAAAACCTCGCTTTTTGCGGGGTTTTGTCGTTTTTGCGCCCAGATAATCTGCAATACGCATAATTATCATGTGATTGTGGCGTATTTTCTTTCCGCTTCACACCCACCCCATCAGGGAGGGGGAGACAATGAAAATGCCTAACCGTGACCCTGGCTCATACGGATTGCTCGTATGGGTTGCGATCGCCGCTATGTCGATCTACGGCGGTCTCGTTAAATACATCATCGACACAAGAATGAAAAAAACAGCCTGGAGTTGGGTTGCGGCCTTAGCTCAGGTTGCTGTATCTGGTTTCGCCGGGCTTGTAGGAGGGCTGATAAGTATCGACTCCGGACTAAGTATTTATTACGTATTGGTTGTCGCCGGTATGAGTGGAACCATGGGGAGTGTTGCGCTGGCATTTTTTTGGGAGCGCATCACGGGTGTTAGCACAAAGACTATAGATAAGTAGGTGTGGCAATAATGACGGGATACAAACTCAGCAATCGCAGTGAAAATAACCTCATCGGTATTCACCCTGATTTACTTTGTGTAGTGCGGCGAGCCCTTCAAATAACCTCAGTTGATTTTGGTGTTATAGAGGGCTTGCGAACCAAGGAGCGACAACAACAGTTAGTAAAGTCCGGCGCAAGTCAGACAATGAATAGTCGGCACTTGACTGGCCATGCTATCGATTTGTTTGCTTATCCCACTGCTACAGGTTCTTGGGAATGGAAATACTACGAGAAACTTTCTGCAGCAATGAAGGCTGCAGCCAAGGAACTTAATATCTCACTCGAATGGGGTGGTGACTGGAAAACATTTAAAGACGGCCCTCACTTCCAACTTACGTTTAAAGAGTATCCGGTATGACTTGGCCAGTCAGTAATTGGCGAATTGTATATGTCGTGGTGCTGGTGGCTTTGGTATCAGTATTGGCATTTAACAGTTACCGTCTCTCAAATAAGGTCGAAAAAACAGAAAAGGAACTGGTGGCCGAGCAAAATACAAACACGGTTCTGGGAAATATCATTGATGCATATCAGTTGAATGATGTCGCGAACCGAGCCGCTACCGCTCGACAACTCGAAAACGAGAGGAAGTTACGCAATGACAGTGTATTGCAACTTGAGCGGTTTAAAGCAGCTGCGGCGAGTGATGATTGTTCTCTCAAGCCTATGCCTGGTGATGTTATTAACGTCATGCGTGAATAAGCCAGCTAAACCGCTTGTTGCCGAACCCGCACTATTATTGCCCCCTGAGTCAGCACTTACCCCCTGCGGGATTCCAGAATTTACCGGTATTACATGGGGGGATGGCGGATTGTATGCGATGGAATTAAAGCGGGAACTACGAATCTGCAAGGGCCGGCTTGATGAAATCATTAGCTGGCGGAAGAATTCTGCTAGAAAACAGTGAGACAACATCATTAGATAAAATAAAGTGTTAATGTTAGATGAATTAAGAAGATACAAGGAGGCTCATCATCTATAAATCAACAAATTACTTAACGTCACTCATGCTATTTTTGCTGATTATATGCATGAACTCTTCAGCCAATGTGCGTACGTATGACCCTCGGCTGAATGTGGTACAGACGCCCAATGGCTATATTGATTTACTTAGTGGGCTATATATAGACCCTAACACCGGTAAATATATTAGCCCTTCACCGTCACAGACTAATATGGCTAAAGTAGGTAATGCTGGGGCCAGCGAGTGTTATTCAGGGGAGTACATCGAAAGCATTAGTGGCGATGGGAAGATTATAAAAACATCCGACAACAGAGTCTGGGAAGTAGATGACTACGACACTTATGATTCTATGCATTGGCAATCAGGTGACGATATTGTGATTTGCTCTGATGAAAGCATCATTAACACAGATAGCAACAGTGAGAAAGCCCAAGTCACCCTGCTAGATTAATAACTACTAACCACCTTCGGGTGGTTTTTTTACGCCTAAATATCATCACAGAGCAACCTCACAAGGTTACTGCGTAATGACACTAAGGGAACATCATGGCAAAAGACACTGACTGGAGAGGCATAGAGCGTGATTACCGTTCCGGCGCTCTTTCCATCAGAGAGCTTGCCAAGAAATACGGTGTAAGTGATACAGCGGTAAGAAAGAGGGCAAAGGCTGAGGAATGGCCTAAACACGAACTGGTTCGCAATGTAGGTTCGCAGGCAATTAGCGCGAACCAGAATGAGAACCTGCGAACCAAACATAGAAAGCCAGCGGCTCACGTTGAAAGTGAAATAGATTCAGAATACCCAGCTGATGAAAACGACGAACCCGAATTCACATTAAACCTTGAGGAGTACGGGCTTAATGATATGCAGGCTCGTTTCGTGAGTGAATACCTGATCGACCTGAATAGCACGGCTGCGTATAAAAGGTCTGGGGGCAAAGGAGAGGGCAATACGGCTTACGTGAACGCTTCACGCATGTACAGGAATGCTAAGGTTAGCCGGGCCATTCGCGATGCATTGGATGCCAGAGAAAGACGGACGCGAATAACCCAAGATGCTGTGCTGAAATGGTGGTGGGATATTGCCACAGCCGATGCTAGCCAAATTACTGAACTACGCCGTTTGTGTTGCCGCCATTGCTGGGGGTTTGGTTATCAGTACCAGTGGCGCGATGCTGTCGAGTTTGAAGAAGCCCGGTTAAAAGCGGTAGAAAGCAAAAAACGGGAGCCTTTAGACGTTGGCGGTTACGGTTTTGATGCCACCCTTGATCCTAACCCTGACTGCCCTCGCTGTAATGGTGAGGGGGTTGGGCGCACTCACTTTCACGATACACGGGATCTGCGCGGTGCAGCTCGTCGCCTGTTCTCTGGAGTGAAAGAGGGGAAGTTTGGTATTGAGGCCATTACCCGCAATCAGGATGAGGCTTTAAAAATGGTTGCCCAGCATTTAGGTATGCTGAAAAACAAAACAGAAATTAGCGGCCCTGATGGTAGTTCGGTTAAGACTGAAACGGTAAATATGACCCCGGATGAAGCCGCCGAGGCATATCGTAAGCTGATGGGGTAAACTGATAACGTGGTGAATGCGCAGGCTGATGCGCGCCCGCTGTGGGGTTCCTGAACGGCCTAAACACAGACATAACGTGAGGTAATCCGTAAAAGGACTGAATGCCGGAGATCAGCACCGGTCACCACCCCCTCAAAACATCCGGTTCGACGAGTAAAACCTCTATGCAAAATATAGGTTAATTTATGCATCATTTATGCACTCGGTTTTCTAACATTCCGCACAGTTAACCCTGACAAATAAGCCTTTCGATTCATTATGTTGATGAGTGCTATGCGCTCGGTGCGTGTAACATCCCTTATGTTAAATAGAGTCCAAAAAAGCATATTTACAGGGGGATGCAATAGAAAGGAATAAACCCCGCCGAAACGGGGCATTGTTCAGGGGATCAGTTGCTCCTGAGTGCAGCCATACAGCGCCGCCAGTTTTTCGCGTGTGCGCTTCTGCGGTCGGTCGGATGCCTCCCACTGTGAAACTGTTGATTGTGTTGTACCCAGTTTTTCCGCGACATCGTACTGAGACATGCCACGATAGATGCGCCAGGCTGCCAGGATAGAAACATCCTGATCAACCATAATTGACACAACAGCGTTTGGCACTGTTACTTCATCGTATTTTGAAGGCGTGTAGGGTACGTCTTCCCACGCATCCTTGGCGTTAACTAGCTTTTCGTATTCGTCGTAAGGCATAACGGCATATTGTGGTTTGCCCTCACCATCACGAATAATCTGTATAGTCATTTTCGTTTACTCCGGTGTGAACTTCTGGGGAAAATGGCGGGTTCCCCCGCCTTAGTACGTTGTTGATGTTCTGCGCTTTACCGTTCTAATCGAACAGATAACAGGTTCGCCGTCAGTGAGCTCGAAAATCACTCTATAATCGCCAACCCTCAGCCTGTACTGGTTATCAATGCTGTGTAGCTTTTTTATATCCAGTGTCACTGCTGGGAAGGTTTCAAGTTGGTTAACTTTCTCACTAATGGCTTTCCGGTATCTGGTATCGATTGAAAGCAACTGCTTACGCGCTTTCGTCGTCCACTGAACCGTGACCATCATTTCCCCGTTTTGTTAAAGAGCTATCCGTATTGGATGGTTAGATAATACGATTAAAATCTAATTAAGTCAATAAAAGTACGATTAAAAGTACGATTTAATTATCGTAATCAATTCGTTTTGGCTTTCCATGGAGAAACACCGTGCCATTACCGTTTCCGTTTGACTTCAAGAACCCGGACTACACCCAGATTTTTGAGTGGAGAATGGAGCGACTACAGCGCATACGCCAACAGCCTGAGTTGCTGCCAGCCATGCGAGCGTTCTACCGCAATAACCCAGCGCAGTTCATTATCGATTGGGGTATGACCACAGACCCGCGCAATCTTGATTACGGGTTGCCGGTATCCATTCCATTTCTGCTGTTCCCAAAACAGGAAGAGTGGGTTCATTGGATAATGGATCGACGGCGCAATATGGAGAACGGACTGACTGACAAAAGCCGTGAAATGGGTCTGAGTTGGGTATCAGTCGGACTGAGTTCCACGCTATGCCTGTTCAATAAAGAGATGGTGATTGGGTTCGGTTCACGTAAAGAAGAATACGTAGACAGTACCGGTGACCCCAAGGCCTTGTTTTGGAAGGCCCGCAAATTCATTGAAACTTTACCTGCTGAATTTAGAGGTTCATGGGATAACAAGAAACACGCACCGTATATGCGGATCGAGTTCCCGGATAGTGGCTCGATAATCAAAGGAGAGGCGGGTGATAACATCGGGCGCGGTGACCGCACTACGATGTATTTTGTTGATGAGTCTGCGTTCCTACAGCGACCACTTTTGATAGACGCGGCGCTGTCACAAACCACCCGCTGCCGCATTGATCTCTCGTCAGTAAACGGCATGAACAACCCCTTTGCACAAAAACGGCACGGCGGGAAAATACCAGTATTCACATTTCACTGGCGCAGTGACCCGCGCAAAGACGATGCTTGGTATAAGAAAGAATGTGAAAAAATAGATAACCCGGTCATCGTGGCGCAGGAATTAGACCTCAATTACAACGCCGCCGCTGAGGGTATTCTGATCCCGTCTGAATGGGTTCAGGCCGCTATCGGTGCGCATACGAAATTGGGTATAACCCCATCGGGCGCACGTATTGGCGCACTGGACGTGGCGGATGAAGGGATTGACCTTAACGCATTTTCAAGCCGAACCGGTGTCTTGCTCGATCGTCTGAAAGCCTGGTCAGGGAAAGGCTCTGATATTTACGCAACTACGCAAGACGCAATGATATTGAGTGATGAGAATGACTGTGACTATCTGCTCTATGACTCCGACGGCCTCGGCGCGGGTTGCCGTGGTGATGGGCGCGTTATCAATGAGACGCGACAGAAAGCAGGACAGCGGCAGGTTGAGATAAAGCCCTTCCGGGGCAGCGGTGAAGTTATTTACCCTGACAAGCCTGTATTCAAAGCGGACACGAAAAAAGACGCACGAACCAACAAAGACTACTTCGCAAATCGTAAGGCGCAGGGGTGGTGGGCGTTACGGATGAGATTTCAGGAAGTCTACCGCGCCGTGGTTAAAGGTATGCCGTTTGATCCGGACGAGATAATCAGTATTGACGAAAACCTGCCAGAGAAAGAAAAGCTGATCGCCGAACTGAGCCAGCCAACTTACACAATTAACGGGGCGGGGAAAATCATTGTCGATAAAGCGCCATCCGGCACCCGCTCACCCAACCACGCCGACACTGTGATGATTTGTTTTGCACCTGAAAAAATCCGGCGCTCCACTTTTGGATAGTTCGTTTTTTGCTCCATTTAACATAATGACTCTTAAGCGAACTTGTATTCAAAATGCTAAATATTGCTTTCGATGCGTTGCGGCATTGTGTGACACGTCACGACGTAAATAGCGTACAAACTCGGCGCAATCAGTGAACTAATAGCAAGTACTTTACTTTAACAATCAATCAAATCGTTTGAACGAGAGCCGGGGTTTTTATCCTCGGCTTTTTTGTTTGTGCGATTTGTGGCGCTTGAAGCGAGATCAATGATGGGATGGTTTAAACGTAAGAAAAAAGAGGAACCACAAAAGCCAGAGCGAGTACGGGAAGGGTTCTTTAGTACTCACCGCGAATCAGACGATAGCGCGACGGCAACCGAGGTGCTACAGGGGAAGATAAGCCATATTGCCAGCACTCAGCCGGTGGCCCAGATAGTTGGCACGATGGACAGCATGGACGGCGGCGGGGCGTTACAGTCCCCGCACGTGAGCGGCGGCGGCACGGTCAGTGACAGCTTGTTTATGTGGTATGCCAACAGTAACTTTATCGGACACACAATGTGCGCCATCATCGCGCAACATTGGTTGATCTATAAAGCCTGTGCAATGCCGGGCCGTGATGCGATTCGGCAGGGCTATACGATTCAAGGCGAGGGCGGCGAAGAGTTAGATCCCGAGGCCTTAAAGCTGCTGAAGCGCTACGACAAAAAAATGAACATCAATAAACAGATGCGCGATTTTGTCACTTTTGGCCGCATTTTTGGTGTTCGTGTTGCCCTGTTTCGCGTTGAGAGTGACGACAGCGAATATTATCAAAACCCGTTTAATGAAGATGGCGTAACGGAGAACAGTTACAAAGGCGTGGTACAAATCGACCCTCATTGGTGTACACCTGATTTGGACGCAGAGGGATTAACAGATCCGACATCACCCAATTTTTACAACCCAACGCATTGGATAATTAATGGCAATAAATACCATCGGTCGCACTTGATGATATTTATCCCTAACCCCGTCGCCAACATTTTGAAGCCTGGTTACCTGTTCGGCGGTGTGCCGGTGCCTCAAAAGATAATGGAGCGCGTCTACGCATCAGAACGTACAGCTAACGAAGCCCCTCAGTTAGCACTCAGCAAGCGAACCACGATATTTAAAACCGATGCAGCCAAAGCATTATCAAACGAGAACGAGTTCAATCAGAACATGGCTACCTGGATTAAGTTCCGCGATAACTTCGGCGTGAAAATTGTTGATAGAGAAGAAGATAGTATTGAGCAGTTTGATACTTCACTTGCCGACTTTGACGCGCTGATCATGACGCAGTATCAGCTTGTAGCTGCCGGTGCTGATGTCCCGGCGACTAAGCTGCTTGAGACGCAACCCAAGGGCTGGGCCTCATCTGGCGAGTACGAAGAGGCCAGCTATCGAGAAGGACTGGAAAGCCTACAGACCCACGACTTAACCCCGCTACTGGAGCGACATCACTTACTACTGATGCGCTCACACGTTGCGCCTGAACTCAATATTAAGCCTGTTGAAACTTGTGTTAATTGGGAGTCGCTCGACTCACCGACCGCCAAAGAATACGCAGAGATTAACGAAATCAACAGCCGTGCAGATTTGAACCTAGTGAATTCCGGCGCGATCGATCAATACGATGTCCGCGACCGGCTCATAGCCGATAAAAACAGCGGGTATAGCGGTATAGCGCCAGCAGAGCCACCGACAGAGGGGGATCTACCGACACCGACAGAGGGAGGGGGTAATGGCGAAAACACCGAGAAAAATGGCGAGACGCCAGCCGCCTAAACCCAAAGACGGCATTCTACGTGGCGCAACACTGTTTATGTCAGTCAGCGCAGGAAGCGAATATCAGCACACCATTACCCGCACCTTTGATCTCCTCCGCGTTGAATCTGAATCCGAAATAAAACGCCTGTTTGAACAATCAGATTCGCCAGTCCTCGACGGCGCGACGCTGGACGGCAGTCTCGCTAACAGTGCCGCTAAGTTGCTGCACAGGCTCCGGAGGCGATTTAACAGCGTGTTCAATGACATGACAGATAAAGCGACGGCCCGAATGCTGGAGCGGGTTTCGGGTAACGCAGGCAGCGACGTCAAACGCAGCTTAGAGGAAATCGGGGAGGGCGTATCAATCAAAGTAAATATGTTATCGCCAGCAGTGAAAGAAACAATTCAAGCGAAAGGGTATGAAGCAGCCAATCTGATCAAACGTGTACCAAGTGAATATCTGGACGACATCGGCGCGGAAGTGATGCGCTCAATATCTTCCGGTCGTGGACTACAGGATTTACAGCCCGCACTGGAAAAAAGAGGCGTCAAGGTGCGTAACTGGGCGAAAAACGTCGCACTTGACCAGACCCGCAAAGTGTACGACGGCATTTCAACAGCAGCCATGAAATCCGCAGGCATTCGTAAATTTGAGTGGGTTCATAGCGGGGGCAGCAATGACCCACGCGAACACCATATGTTGCCATGGCCAGCAGGGCTAAATGGTGGGATTTTCGATATAGACGCCCCCCCTATTATTGACAAACGAACTGGCGAGCGCGGGACTCCTGGGCAGTTGCCTTATTGCCGATGTACCAAACGGCCAATAATTGATTTTGGTGATGACGATGAGTGAACGCTCAATTGATACAAACGGCTGGTTTGAATCCCCGAACAACCCCTTAAGCAAAGTCGGTATTTATGCCTACCTAGGCAAAAACATTCCCGGCGCACCTGACCCCGGCAAGATTTATTACGTATACCGCCCGGAGGATGAGCTATCAGATCCCGCGTGTATCGACTCGTTCAAATTGCTGCCGTGGACGGACGACCACCCGCCCGGCTTGTTGGGTGAAGAGGACGAAGGGTTAACACCCGCAGAAGAGAAAGGCGTACAGGGCGTGATCGGCGAGCGTGTCTATTACGAGGACGGCGTTCTGTACGGGAATATCAAAGTTTTTTCACAAACGATGGATGAGCTGATACGCAAAGGCAAAAAAGAATTGTCGTGCGGCTACCGCTCTAAATATGAATGGCAATCGGGTACGTACAACGGTGACCAATACGACGTTATCCAGCGACAAATTAGAGGTAATCATTTGTCGTTGGTAGACGAGGGGCGCATGGGTTCAGAAGTCGCTGTACTCGACGCGTTTACACTTGACTCAAAGGATGTAATTCACATGACCGAAGAAGAAAAAAAAGCACTGGCAGCATTGCTGGCCATGTTACCTGCACTGCAAAAAATCGTTGATGCGGCGGGTACGGCAGACAACGAAGAAGAAACAAAAGACAGCGAAGAGGAGGAAGGCACTAAGGACAGTGAAGAGCCGGAAGAAGGTACCAAAGATAGCGAAGAAGAAGGCACCGCTGACGAAGAGGATAAAGATAAGGATAAAGAGGGTACCGCCGACGAGGACGACAAAGACAAAGAGACCGCCGCTGCGCTGGATGCGATGGACAAAGAAATTAAAGCACTAAAACGGGATAGCTTCAAAAACGTGATGCGTGAAGTGTCGCGCCGTGATGCGCTGGCGCGTGATTTGTCTCGTCACGTCGGCACTTTCGATCACGCCGACATGACTACGAATGAAGTTGCTGCGTACGGTGTTAAAAAGCTGAAAATCACCCACGCAAAGGGGCAGGAGTTGTCTTGTTTGTCCGGGTATTTACAGGCAGCCAAAGCCGCCCCCGTGACTACGTATAGCGGTACCGGCCTAGACGCCATCGACAGCGGTAGTGCGATTTCTAAATATCTGACAGGAGATGAAAAATAATGAATTTTCAAAAAACGGTCCGCTTTGATCAAGCGTTCGGCTTAGTCGGTGAAGTGTCATTTGATGGCCCACTTCGCGCAAAACCGGGCGTACTTAACAGCGAAAACCCGGCCAATAACGTGTTTGGCCGCGCCTTTACTGTGCTGTCCGATGGCTCGATCACGGCAGGCGGTACCGGGGCATTCTGGGGCATTCTCGCGAATCCAAAAGCGCATATGTTCACAAGCCGAATTGGTGACGATGGCAATAACACGCTACCGAACGGCGTTAATGCTGAGTTTGCCGATATGGCGATTATTAACGTTGAAGTATCAATGCCAACGACTGTGGGTAGTGACCTGTTTTACGTCATAGCTACCGGTGCGTTATTGGCCCTGCCATCGGGTACCGCCGCGCCGGAGGGATATCTTGCAGTACCTAACGCTAAAGTAGCCCGACTCCCGCAGACTAGCGCCACGGGCGGTCTTATCGTCGCGCAACTGACCAATTAATAAAGGACGAAAAATGAAACAATCAGTTACTCACAGTTCACTTGCACCGCGCAATGTCCGCCCGTTATCGCTGACAGCAAAAGACATCACTGGCAACGCGCATTTAGAGTTAGGCCGACTGGGGATTAATATCTCGCGCGGTACTATTAGCAACATGATCAGCGGCATGGGTTTGGACAGCAATGATACCGGACTAGCGCCTTCCCCGCTGCCGGGGCTGATGCCGAGCGGTTCGCCGACACCTATCCAATTTCTGCAGGCCTGGCTACCGGGCTTTGTGCGCATGATTACAGCCGCGCGCAAAATTGATGAGTTGATCGGCATTGCGACCGTTGGAGCCTGGGAAGATGAAGAAATTGTACAGGGGATGCTGGAGCCTATTGGCAGCGCGGCTATTTACTCTGACCACGGCAATATTCCGCTGGCGTCTTGGCAAGTGGGTTATGCGCGTCGCAGCATTGTACGTTTTGAGCAAGGTTTTTCGGTCGGCGCTCTTGAAGAGGCCCGCACAGCTAAAGCGAGCCTTGCGACAGCAGCGGAAAAACGCAGTAGCGCGGCACAGTCGTTAGATGTCTCACGTAATCGGGTAGGATTTTACGGCTACAACGATGGTCAGAATATGACCTACGGTTTTCTAAATGAACCGAACCTGTTACCTGCACTAACCGCGGCACCCGGCGCAGGTGGCGATACGACCTGGCAGAGTAAAACCTTTTTGGAAATTACCGCTGATATTCGCCGTATTTTGGTTGAACTCCAGGTGGCGAGCATGGACACCATCGACCCTGAAGCAATGCCGATCACTATCGCCCTCCCTACCGGCGTTAATCAGTACCTGAGCGTGACCTCAACCTATGGCAATTCGGTGAGGCAATGGGTGAAAGAAAACTATCCCAATCTGCGTTTTGTCACCGCACCGGAGATGAAAGAGGCGGTGGGCGGCGAAAGCGTCACTTATGCCTATCCTGATTCGGTCAACGACGGTTCAAGTGACGACGGCCAAGTGTGGTCGCAAAACGTGCCGAGCAAATTTACCGTGATCGGCGTTGAAAAGCGCAGCAAAGTTTATGTTGAAGATTTCAGTAACGCCACGGCGGGGGTGCTGCTCAAGCGTCCGTATCTTGTTATTCGCCTGATCGGCATTTAACAGTAACTATTGAACATCAAGGGGGCCAATGCCTCCTTTTTTATTTTTAGGAGTTTCTATGCACTATGTTTTTTCCACAATTTCAACAGATGTTAAGTACACATTTTACGGACAGTCAGCAAATGACATGCCAGCGATTGAGCACACGATAACAATCAAAGGCGGCGCAAACGTCGCAACAAAAAACCTCATTACGCCTAGAGGGGTTATGACGGCTGTAGAAGATGCAGACATTGACATGCTCAATACTCACCCGGTTTTTTTACGTCACAAAAAAAATGGTTTTGTGCATGTTGAAGCCAAACCCGCAGCAGCGGATGACGTGGCCAGCGACATGGAACCCCGCGACGAGTCAGCACCGCTGATTGACGATGATTTTACGGGTGATGACAAGCCGCCAACGACATCGAAAGCTAAGAAAAATTAAGGTGACGTGATGACCATAGATATCAGTGTTGTAGAATTCCGTGAACGCTTCCCCGCAATGAGTGATGTGATTGTTTTCCCTGACGGCTTAATTCTTCATCAAAGCGCAATGGCGCAATGCTTCATTAGCGTTGGCCCCACGTTACGCGGCGACTGCTATCAAATGGCTATCTATCTGATGACCGCGCACCTGGTCTGGTCGGATTATCTGATCCGCCAGGGGCAAACCACCGCCGGTATGGTGACCGGTGCGACCGTCAGTAAAGTCTCGGTGAGCATTACGCCGCCGCCGTCAGGCAGTGCGTGGCAGTTCTGGCTGTCAACCAGTCCGTATGGTTTGCAATTGTGGGCGTTCCTCAATATCAAATCAGCGGGCGGGGCATATGTCGGCGGCTTACCTGAGCGCACCGCTTTTCGTAAAGTGGGCGGGGTGTTCTGGTAATGGCCGGGCAGTGGCGCGGTAGCGGCGGCAGCAAAATAGCGCGTATTCGTCGTGAAATTGCCGAACTCAACAGCATGCAAATGCGTGTTGGATGGATGGAATCAGCGCGGTACGCGGACGGGAAGCCGGTTGCCGGGATCGCTGTGGTACAGGAATACGGCACCGAAGATTTAACCATCCCGCCGCGATCATTTATGCGAACCACACAAGATGAGAAAAAAATCGAGTGGGACAGCAATATGAAAAAAGGTTTCACAGCTGTCATTAAAGGGACTCGCACTAGCGCACAGGTAATGGAAGCTCTCGGCTTAATGGCGGCGGGTGACGTTCGCAAAAAAATTACACAGATATTCACCCCGCCACTGGCCATTAGCACGATAAAAGCCCGTGCGCGCAAGGCGGGACCGAGCGCACGCGCGATATCTATCAAGCCGTTAAATGACTCAGGGCTGATGCTAGCGACGCTCACACACGTAGTTACCGGGGGGGATGAATAATGATACCGGGTATCAATTTGTTAAACGTCGCGCTGGGCGTTATTGGCTCACAGCCGGTAGTCTATTTTCGCGACAGTGGCCAGCGCGAAACCTTGGCGAACGGCAACTTAAAAACGGTGTTCGAAGAGGGTAAATCTATCCTATCCGGCAGCGTGCAGGCAGTGCCGAAAGAGAAGGTGATCCGTCAGGGGCTGGAGGAGTCATTTGATTATGTTGAGTGGTTTGTTTCACAGTCAGTTATCGGCGATGAACGAGACTACAGCGGCGACGAAATCAAGTGGAACGGTAAACGCTGGAAGGTCGGCAGCGTTGAAGACTGGTCTGCTCAGGATGGCTGGTGTGTTGCTGTCTGTCAGGAGGTGAAAATAAAACGTGTTAGATAATCCGCTCATTATACTCATCCGAACAAGTTTACTTGCGGGGTTAAAAAGTCGGGGTTATGAAGATGTCAACGTGTGGCAAAGTTACCAGCCGACTCAGCAGGGAACATCGTCAGAAAAAACACTCTATATTCACAAAATAACCAACGGCAATCACGGATTTGCTGGTAATCAAGAAATCTACGACGAACAAAACGAGGTCATCAAAAGAATAACCACTGAGATTTTAACGCCGACGTATCAAATTAGTTCTACGGTTGTTTATGATGAAAATGAACCCTTTGCCATGACGGCGGGTGACCTCGTTTATTTAGCTTTCAGTGTTATGCAATCAACAGAGTTTCAAAATTTATTACTCGCACAAGACGTGAATATATTCCGGGCGGGTAGCATAAAAAACATTACAGTGCCGAGCGACAAGGCAGGTCATGAAGACCGGCCAACATTTGATATACAAATCACACATAAAAATATTTATACAACTGAAGTGCCGGTTGTTAAGTCCGTTCATCATCGAACAAGCAGGATTTAAAGAGGTTATAGAATGTCTATTGATCTGAGTAAGTATGTCGATATCATTTCTGGCGTGGGCGGGGGTAATTCTGTTCGTGCGCGTGAATTAATTCTACGGATTTTTTCACGTAATAATTTAATTTCGCCCGATTCCATTTTAGAGTTTAACAACGCGAATAGTGTATTAAGTTATTTCGGCGTTGAATCAGAAGAGTACAAACGAGCGGTTAAATACTTCAGTTATATTTCGCCGTCGATTGTGCAGCCTTCAAAAATATCATTTGCGCGTGATCAACGTGAAATTAGTGATTCATTATTTTTGGGTAAGTCTGGCGCGTATAAACTAGATAATATTTTGCCGCTGTCAGGAACTATTAGCGGAAATCTCGACGGTGTGAAGTTTACTACGCTAGAAATGACATTTGAAAATGACGAATCACTGAATAGCGTAGCGCGAACCATTCAGGGTGAAATTAGTGCGGCAGGTATTGAATACGCGCCAGCCATGTCACAGACATCAGCGACTTACAACGCCACGGCTGCACGTTTTGAGTTGACAATAATTGGTGAAAACGCAGATGTTCCAGTCTCAGCAAAATTGACTATCGACCCTGGCGAAATTGCTGACGCGCTTGGATTATCGGACGGCACAGCGATAATGGGTATACCCGCTGCGCTAAACACTGTCGAGAGCGTCGCGGCGGCTGACGATATCAGCAACAACTACGGCTCATTTTTGTTTATGAGTGACGATAACTTAGAAACAAGCATTGAACTTGCAGAAGCGAACGCGGCGAAAAACGTCATGTTTATGTATCTGCTTGGCTGTACAGCAGCAAGTGCAAGCGCGTATTACGACGCGTTGAAATCAATTGCCAGTGTCGGCTTAACGCTTATTGCCACTGAAAATACTGATTTCGATGAGCAGATCCCAGGCACATTAATGGCAGCGACAAATTATGACGGTCGTAACAGTGTCATTAACTATATGTACCGCCAGATCCCCGGCGTGACACCCAAAGTCACTACAACGTTATTATCCGATACGTACGATAAATTACGCATTAATTACTACGGACGCACACAGACCGCAGGCCAAAAGATTGATTTTTATCAGCGTGGAATACTGATGGGCGGCGCAACAGCCCCGGTTGATATGAATGTTCACGCTAATGAACAATGGCTTAAAGATGTGTGTGCGGCGGCGCTGTTATCGCTTCAACTATCACTGGGCCGTATCCCCGCGAATATTTCCGGGCAAGCGCAAATCCTTACTGCTCTTCAAGAATCAATCAACGCGGCGCTGAATAATGGCGTGATCAGTGTGGGTAAAACATTCGACATTATTCAAAAGCTGTATATCACTCAACTGGCGGGCGACGATGGCGCATGGCAGCAAGTACAGAATATTGGCTACTGGATTGATGCCGTCATGCGCAGTACGACTACAGAAGATGGCCGGATTGAATGGCAGTGTGTCTACACGCTGATTTATAGCAAAGATGATGCCGTTCGTCGCATCGTCGGCACCCACGCACTGATTTAAGGACAGATAGAATGGATATTTCAGGTTTTGGCACAATTGTTAATATTCGTGCTTCAAAAACGTTCCCCGCAGGTTTTAACGTTACGCAATTTGCAGATGATGCCGACCCGCTCGATTCGCCATCTCAACAACTCGCGGACGTAGGCATGGGGCTAAACGGCGACATGGTGTCTTGGAGCGTGGCTCAAGTGCTGCAAGTCACATTAAACATCACCCCCAACAGCGACGATGATCGTAACTTGGCGATACTGGCTGAGGCGAACAGAATAGCGAAGGGTAAGCGCAGCGTTAATGATGAAATCACCATGTCGATTTCATATCCATCAGGGGAGAGTCGGACGTTATCCGGTGGGGTTATCACGGATGCCATGATCGGTAATAGCGTGAGCAGCGCGGGCCGGTTGAAATCAAAGCCGTATATTTTTAAATTTGAGAATCAGGTGATCGCATAATGTTAGAGCCTATTGAAAAAGAAATCCCCCTGCCCGAGGGTGGCACAAAGACCTTTATTCTGAGTAAGTTCCCTGCAATCGCTGGCCGTGAAATCGTCACACAATACCCGACTACTGGCGCGCCTAAAATCGGCGACTACAAGACTAACGAAGCGTTGATGTTAAAGCTGATGGCTTACGTTGCTGTGCCGATCGAGGGGGGCGGTCAGATACCGCTTACGACCAGCGCATTGGTGAATAATCATGTCCCGGATTTTGAAACATTGATGAAATTGGAATGGGCGATGATGGAATATAACTGTAGTTTTTTCAGAAACGGCGTGGCCTTGGGTTTCTTAACCGGTTTAACAACGAAAGTCCAAGCGTTGATTACGAAAACGTTGACGGGTTTATCGCAACCATTGTCGGAGCCGACCGCGCCACCCTCCGAGAACTCAGAGACGTCTACACACTAGAAGAGGCTTTTGATCTCTTCGAAATCATCGCAGTACAGCGCATGAATGAATCCCTCGCTGTGGAATACTCGCAAAGGAAAAAATAATGAACTTGCTCGAGGCGTTTTACTACACGTTTGCAGCCGACGCCTCCGGGCTTGATCGTGGGCTGACTGATGCAGAAAAAAAGGCCGAGAAATTAAAAAACTCGGTATCAAGTGCCGATGCCGCGTCTGAAAAATTGGGCGCGTCATTTTTAAGCCTGGCGAAAGCCGGCGTCGCATTGCTGGGCGTCACATTAACACTCTCCGGCATTAAAGCGCTGGCGCTAGGGACAGCAGAAACAACAAGCGAACTAGGCAAGCAGGCACGGCAAATGAACGTCAACGTATCGACGTTGGACGCGTGGCGCAAGACCATCACAGAAAGTGGCGGCGATGCTGAAGCCTTCACGCGAACGCTCGGCAATATGGCCCAGCGGTTCCGTGATCCAGAAGCCGCATTATTGCGCTACAGCAAAGCGCTGGGGGGTATGAGCGCATTCAAGGCGCAGCGGCTGGGGAAAATGATTGGCCTGGACGAAGGAACAATAGAGTTACGGTAA